TGATGAAGAACATTATGATGATGATAATGAAATTTCTGCTTCCAATTTAGGTGGTGATGAACCTGAAGAAGACGTGGATGAAATTTCATTAGAAGAAATCCTTGCTGAACTGGAATTAGAAGAAGCTAGAATGGATGAAGGAACTGGTCCAGGTGGAAACCCAAATCCTCCATCACGTGTATATAACGTAGATTATGAATCTATGAAAAAAGAACTTAATGAAGCAATTAAGACTATTAAGATTATGAAAAAAGAACTTAATGAGACTAATTTGTTTAATGCTAAGCTTCTTTATGTAAACAAAATCTTCAAAGCTAAGTCTTTGAATGAAGTTCAAAAAACAAAAGTTATCAATGCGTTTGACAGAGCAACATCTGTTAAAGAGGTTGAAAATATTAACAAAACTTTGCTTGAATCTCTAAGTGATTTTACTCCTGCTACTAAAAAGAGCTCTCTTAAAGAATCAGTAGGTTTTGCATCTAAACCAATTGGTAATGCCCCTGCTAGACCTATAGTTGAAGCTGACGCTTTTGTAAGCAGGTGGCAACAGTTAGCTGGAATTAAAAAATAAATTAATAACAAAAAAAGAAATTTTAAAAAAACAAAACAAACAAAACTATGTCAAATCTAGTACAATCTCTTTTAGAGAGTGCTAACCCTTACCAAGATCAGTTAGGGGTAAGCCAAAAATTAGCCAAGAAATGGGCTAAATCTGGCCTATTGGAAGGTCTCCAAAATTATGACCGTAACAATATGGCTGTAATGCTTGAAAATCAAGCAAAACAACTTGTGGTAGAAGCATCTACTTCAGGTGGTGGTGTAACTAACGGTGCTACCTTTACTCCTGGTAACGGTGAGCAGTGGGCTGGTGTAGCTCTTCCCCTAGTGCGTAAGATCTTTGGTCAAATCGCTGCTAAAGAAATGCTTTCTGTACAACCTATGAACTTGCCTGCAGGTTTGGTATTCTTCTTGGATTTCCAATATGGTAGTGGTTTTAACCCTGCATTTACTCAAGGTCAGTCTTTATATGGTACTTTGAATCCAACTGCAAACAGTGCATTTGGTAACGGTAACACTGGCGGTCTTTACGGTCAAGGAAGATTTGGTTATTCAATCAACACCTTCTCTTCTTCTGTATTCACTGCAAATGCTGTTGCTTCTGCATCTTATGCTCAAGTAAACTTTAACTCTACCTATTCTGCATCAGTAGCCGCTGGTCAGGTAATTCAGATTACTGTTGCTACTTCTTCAATCAACTCTACTCAAGGTATCATTGATACTAACGCAGTACGTGGATTTGAAATTGCAGCTACTGGTTCTACTGTAGTATCTGCTGCAACTAGTTTAAATGATCTTACTACTCTTTCTGGTGGTAACATTTATTTCTATGTAACTGCTTCAGCTGCTTCTGCTGTTAACGGTATCAGTGGTTCATTGCAAGTTTACTACACTAAACAAACTAACTTTAACGTTAGAGGTGACTTCGAGGATTCTCCTAATGATGCTCCAAGCTCATACTCTAACCCTAACGCTGCATCTTCTGCATCTATTGTAATCCCTGAGATTAACGTACAGATGAAATCTGATACCATCTCTGCTAAAACTCGTAAGTTGAAAGCACAATGGACTCCTGAATTTGCACAAGATTTGAATGCTTACCATAGCTTGGACGCTGAAGCTGAATTAACTGGTATGCTTTCTGAGTACATTTCTTTGGAAATTGACTTGGAATTGCTTGACATGTTGATTGAGAACGCAGTAACTACTGCTAACTGGTCTGCTCAAATCGGTAACCAAATCAATGCTGCAGGTAATGCTTACGTATCTAACACTGCAGGTGCTTACTACAACCAAATGTCTTGGTTCCAAACTTTAGGTATTAAGCTTCAAGCTGTATCTAACAGAATTCACCAATTGACTTTGCGTGGTGGTGCTAACTTCCTCGTAACTTCACCAACTATTGCAACAGTATTGGAATCTATTCCTGGCTTTGCTGCTGATACTGATGGTGCTGCTGATACTATGAAGTATGCATTTGGTGTACAAAAGATTGGTCAATTGAACAGCAGGTATAAGGTTTATAAAAACCCTTACATGACTGAAAATACAATCTTGTTAGGTTTCAGAGGTAATCAATTCTTGGAATGCGGTGCAGTTTATGCTCCTTACGTTCCACTTATCATGACTCCTTTGATTTATGATCCTAATACATTTACTCCTAGAAAAGGTATAATGACCCGTTATGCTAAAAAGATGGTTCGTCCGGAATACTACGGAAAAATCTTAGTAGCTGATTTACAGGTAGTTGCACCTTTGTAATGGCCTAAAAGTCATAATGCTTAAATAAAGAAAGCCAGACCTTAAAAAAGTCTGGTTTTTTTGTTTATATTTGAATATATAAGGTATAATTACTAGTATTTATAAATAAAAACAAAAAGTATGACACAATTAAAATCACATGTATGCACAAGTTGTGAGAAAGTAATTTACTATGAAAACAACGGAAGTTGGAAAAATGCTAAAACCAAATTAAAAAAAACAGGGATATTAAGATGCCCTCCATGTGCAGGTAAAGAAGGAAGATTAAATAGTGATAAACCTGTACCAGGAAGGCCAAAAGGAGTAAAAAATAAGGATAACACCAAAGTAATAGAAGCTGCTAGGAATTCTAAAAATAGACATAATTTTAAATTTTTATCAAAAAAACAAATTTTAAAAGGAATAGCTACTAGATATGGCTACAACTCTTATGAGGAATACCAAGCAACTTTATCTGATTGGGAAAAATATAAAAATGAAGTTTGGAGAGTTACCAATCAACAGCCTTTACATCTTTTAGAAAATTTTAATAAAAGGGCTAAATCAGGAACGGAAGATGGATACCAAATAGATCATATTTACTCAGTATTAAAAGGCTTTAAAAATCAAGTTCCTCCTAATATAATTGGTAATATAGAAAACCTTCAAATGCTTCCTTGGCTACATAATGTAAAAAAAGGATGGAAATGATTTGATTTAATCTTTAATACTTGTTTATCTTTATTATTTCTCAACTATTTATTTAAAATAACAGGATACACATATAATGATTCAACCAGAACTAACAAAGAAGATTTCTTCAGAGAAGAGAAAACCTAAAAATCCAATAAAGTTTCAAGTACAATTAAATGAAGAACAAAAAGAAGCTAAAGCGGTAATATTAAACAATACTATAACATTGTTAACAGGTAAAGCAGGCTCCGGGAAAACGCTCCTTGCATGTCAAATAGCTTTAGATGCTTTATTTAATAGAGAAGTTGAAAAAATAATAATAACAAGACCAGTAGTTACAGCAAAAGAAGAAATTGGTTTTTTACCTGGAAATATAAAAGATAAATTAGATCCTTTTGTAGCTCCTATTTTTGATAACTTATATAGATTATACAGTAAAGAAAAAATAGATAAAATAGTTCAAGATGGGGAATTAGAAATAATACCTGTGGCATTTATGAGAGGAAGAAACTTTACTAATTGTTACGCTATTTTAGATGAAGCTCAAAATATAACTGATCAACAATTAGAATTAATAATAGGAAGGCTATGTAACGGTTCTAAAATGTTAATATGTGGAGATACTTCTCAAATAGATTTAAAAAATAGAAAAGATTCAGGGTTGTTTTTCTTTAATAAGGCAATAGCAAATAGTGTAGAGGGAGTAGCTTCTATAGATTTAAAAACAAATCATAGACACCCAATACTAGAACCTATTTTAGACATTTATAAACAATTAAGAGACTAATAATAAAACATGTCCAATCCAATAATTTACACAGGAAGTCCCGGACCCATATCAGGAAGTACTCCTTTCGGGTTTTATGACAATGATTTACAATTTCAGGTTGACGGACCTAGAGTAGCTAATTATTGCGCTATTAAACTAGGATATCCCGTATTGGACGTTGAGCTAAGTGATAAAAGTTTTTATGTTTGTTTTGAAGAAGCTACTTCAATTTATGCAGAAGAACTTTATCAGTCTGTAATAAAAGATAATTATTTAACTTTACAGGGAAGTCCTACATCTTCTGTATTAAATAATACTGTAATTTCACCCAATTTAACAAACATAATTAACATATCAGAAACTTATGGTGCTGAAGCAGGGGTAGGTGGATTTGTAAATTGGTCTACAGGAAGTTTAATAACCTCAGGTAATGTACAAGAATACGATATGTACCAATGGGCTGTAAATACTCAAGGAATGGATCCTAGCGATAGAATAGTTATTCAAAGAGTATTCTTTCAAGAACCTCCTGCAATTTATGGTTACGGATACGGTTCTTATTATCCTGAATTAGGAGGTGCAGGTGCTTGGCCCGGTGATTGGGGTGGATATGGACAAGGTTCTGGTGTAGGAGGTGGAGGATCATCTAACAGTGCTACTTTATATCCCGTTTATTGGGATATTCAACGTATTCAAGAACTAGAGATGTCTAATGAGGTTAGATTACCTGCTTTTAGTTTTGAATTAATAGGAAGTAAATTAAGAATAATACCTGTACCTGAATTAGGTAGTCCTAATATAGTTATTCAATATGCTTTTCAATCTCAGTTAATGAGTTTGACTGGTAATTCTCCTTACGGAAGTAATCAAGGATTAGTAGCCAACCCTGCATTAGCACCTTACACAAATATAACATATTCCCAAATAAATCAACCGGGAAAACAGTGGATAAAAGAATATACTGCAGCTTTAACTTCTGAATTGTTGGGTTTAGTAAGAGGTAAATATACTAGTGTACCTATTCCAGGAGAAACTACTACACTTAATCACGCAGATTTAATATCAAGGGGACAAGCTATGCAAAAACAATTAAGAGAAAAACTACAAAAAGATTTAGATGATATGAGTAGATCTAATCAATTGAAAAAGAAAAAAGAAGAAGCTGAATCTCTCCACAGTACTATGCAAGAAATACCTTTACAAGTTTACTTAGGATAAAACATATATGGCATTATTTGGTACCTTAAGAGATATAACTATGTTCAAGGGAGTTGCTCATGAACTTATAAATGATGTAATTACTCAGCAATGTGGCTATTACAAAGTTATTTTAGGTAATACTCAACCAAATGTGTATGGAGAATCTTTAGTAAAGGATTATATAGGACCTGTATTAATAAATTGTTTAATAGAGAGAGGAGATTACAGTACTAGGTCAGATGATTTTGGACCTGATAGGATAAGGATAGTTAAATTTAGATTTTTAAAAGATGATTTACAGTATGCAAATGTAGTACCAGAAACTGGGGATATCATAATGTACAATGAACTTTATTACGAGTGTGATAATATAAATGAAAATCAATTAATAGTAGGAAAAGATCCTGATTATGCCTATTCAGATGGACTAGATAATTTTGGTAGCAGTTATTCAATAATAATAGAAACTCATATGACTAACCCTGATAAGTTAGGAATAGTTCAAAAAAGACTATAGTATAATATTATATATGCCACAACAAGTAAGACCTTTAAAAAGAGAAGAATTTTTAGATAAATTAATAGTTCCCTATGATAATACCGTAGGTAATCCTAATATTGTTTTTTCTGAAAATTTTCAACCAGGGCAACCTGAATTTAATAGAGCTTATGAAACTTCTTTAAATGACGTAGCAGATAAAAAATTTTCTATAGGAATAAAAGATATAGATGAAGCTATTTCTTATTATTTTAATGAAGTACTTAAATTGTCTGTAGTACAAAATAATAATACTCTTCTAGTACCAGTAATATACGGATCTCCTGAAAAATGGAAATCAGTTCAAAATGATGGATATTACAGAGATCAAGTAGGTAAAATAATGGCTCCTCTAATAATGTTTAAAAGAACAAGAATAGAGCAAAATAGATCTTTAGGTAATAAATTAGATGGAAATAAAGTAAGCAATGTACAATTATTTGAAAAATCTTATTCTAGAAGAAATATTTATGATAATTTTACAGTTTTAAAAAATCAAGTCCCTCAAAAAGAGTATATAATATCTATAACACCTGATTATATTACTATTACTTACAGTTGTATTATTTGGACAAGTTTTGTAGAACAAATGGATAAAGTAATAGAAGCTATAAACTTTTCTTCTAGATCCTATTGGGGAGACCCTTCTAAATTCTTATTTTTAAGTAATATAGAAACCTTTACTGATGCAGAAACTTATAATGAAGGGGAAGATAGATTAGTAAAAACTAACTTTGATTTAACTCTAAATGGATATTTGATACCTGATTCAGTTAATGCAGAATTAGCTCAATATTCAAATAAAACTTATAATCTTTGTAAGATTGTATTTAACAGTGAAATAGTAGTATGAGTAATTTAAATAATATAGTAAGTCAAATAAATTCTTTAACAGGGTACAATCTTCCTACCTCTAGTAACTACTATATTATAAGTTCTTCTGCTCCTGTAAGCAGTGGATCAGTCAATCAAATCATACAGCAAGTAAATACCCTCACAGGCTTTAATATACCGCCTACAAACGTAGTTTATTCTTCAGGGTCTAATATATCATCTCCAGTAGTTATCTACGTTCCTACGGCTCCTACGGGCACTATATCAACAGATGGAATATATCCTGGTGGAATAATAAAAGCAGAGCACTTATTAAACATAATAAATGCTTTAAACGGTATAAATCCAAACTTGATTATACTCTCTGGAAGTTTAGTAGTATCTGGATCTGCTACTTTAAATACTAATTTAGATTTACCTTTTGTACCTGATCAAGATTTTATTTATTCTTCAGGAGGATTTGCTGTAGGAACTAACATAATTGATGGTGGTACTTTCTAATAAGTAACTATTTATTAATGAGATATAAATATATCTTTTTAATACTTAGTATATACACTTATAGAATCCCATAAATATGGCAGTTAATATAGAGCTTAAACGTAGTTCTGTACCCGGAAAAATACCTGCATCAGGATCTTTAAATCTTGGAGAATTAGCTATAAATACAGCAGATGGAGCAATTTATTTTGTCCAACAATCTGGATCAATTGGAAATGTACTTAGAGTAGCAACAACAACAGCTTCTGGAAGTACTGCAGTTCCTACAGCCTCTTATGCTAATTATGCTTTAACTTCTTCTTTAGCTACAACTAGTATAGTAACAGCATCTGCAGTAGATACTACTATAACTTTTTTTAAAGGAGATGGAACCAATTTTAATGTAACTGTATCTCAATCGGGATCAGTAGATTCAGCATCTTATGCTTCCTTTGCACAAAATGCAGCTTCAGCATCTTATTCTCAACAAGCACAAACCGCAAGCTATGTATTAAATGCAGTAAGTAGTTCTTAT